GTCTTTGGGCTTAGCTTTAAATTCTTTCTTGAGGAATTTAGTCAACTGTTTTACGGCATCTTTATATGTCGACATTGCCTTCGAAAGGAATGTGTCTTGTTGTAATCCAATCATTCCCCCAGAATCGACCGACACTTTATAATCAAAAGCCCATGTACCCTTTCCCTTCGGTGATTGTCCTCCGTGTGATAGTTTCCAAGGGTTTAGATCGATTGCGTATCCTTCGTGAATATCTGTAGATTCTTTCTTCATAACCATACTAGCTATTTTGAGAAGCTTATCGATCTTCTCATTTTCCATTTTCTTTTTTGTTGCAGAATTTACTTTATCGTAAATCTGAGCAATAATAGAAGCAGTTTGAAGATCGATCATCTTTCCTCCAACCTTAGCACGTTGCTTATTTGCTATGATCGCTTTGATTTGATCAATTGTTGATCCTTTTGCTTCGGTGAATTCTTTGAATGTTTGCATATATGTTTCTTTAATTGAAATTTTAAGTGGGGTTGTTCCTTGTTTATAAATTCTGTGATATTCTTCCTTCGGCACGAAAAACTCTTCTCCTTCTTTCATAGGACGAGGAATATCGTTATCCATCTGAAAGAACCACCCTTCTCCTTCCAACACAGTGACTTTTCTATCTCTTTTGTCACGATGCCAAACGAGTTCATCGGTCTCGACCATATGATCGAACTCTCTATACTTGATTCCGTTTTTAATTTCTTCTTTGTATGGTTTACTCATATTACCAATAAAAGTTTCCGCCACCTTTTAGGCCAAGTTCAGATGCATATCTTGGAAGATTGCATGACCAATATCCTGGTGTTGTTTTATCTTTCTTTGCCGGGCAGTTGTGTCTTGCTGAGAATGATTTCCTAGCTTCGGGATCATTGATTTTAGCAGATAATCCAGTATCATCCCCAAATTGAACTTTAATCACATTGCCCTTTTCGTTCTTAACATAGACATAGAATTTCTTTTTACCACCTCTTTTAGGTTTATTTAATTCTACATCATCTCCTTTATATTCAGCCTCATCAATGAATGGGTGATCAAGTGGTACTTCTTTACCCTCATACATTCCAAACTTACCGATATCTGTTGATAATAGATATTCATCAAACTCATTCAATGGTACGAGAGCAGATTCTTTCATCTGTCTAGCATATTCAAATAACTTGTAATAATTCTCCGAATGTGGTCGGAAGATATTATGTGCCAGAGGAATCTGATTATCACGATGGAATTTTAGTGCTGCTTCGAGTTTATTCATATACTTTTATATATGCGCTAGAATCTTCAGTTGCGCTTCCTGCATAATTTACAAGTTTAGTTACAAATCTATTTCCTTTTATTTTTGAGCCTCCTTTAATTAAGGAAAGAATCATTGTTACACCATATTTAGCATGAATCCATGCTCCGTCTTTTTCAGAAAGTTGTGTGACGAAATCTTGTTTCTTTCCGCCTGGATAACAAATTTTATACATCTTAAAAAATTTATCAATCGTCTTTGCATCGCCGGCCTGCATTGCTCTTGCATCAGCCGCGAGCAGTGGTGTTCTAGGAAAATTAACACCATACACTTGCTTAGCGGCATCACTGATATATGTCCAACCCGCTCCCCCGCCTCTTGCGGTTTTTCCACTTATCTCAACTTTAATAGTACCGAATTGACTATTATCCTTTGCAAGTAATTTACCAGCATCATAAACTATTGTTCCACCCTTTGAGCTCCAATAGTTTCCAGCGGCACTTTCAAGTTGAATATCTTTTACTTTATAATCTCCTACATCTGGAGGTAGTTTAATATTAATTTCTTTTATCTTATAATTCTTTACAACCTTTTTAAGAGAAATACCAACGCATACTTTATTTACAAATTTATCTAATATATCTCTTTGAAGACTTTTGACACTAGAATCATCAAATTTTTTTGGATTGAAACTTTTTTTAATTGCCCATATGTCACCTGGATTCCATTTATCATCAGTAAATTTACTAAAGCCACTATTCTTAAATGCCCTATCCTTTGCCTTATATATCTCTTTCATTTCAGGCGAGCCTCTATGAAAAACCATTTGTTTGTTTACATATCCCCCTTTAATAATGGCATGAGCTGATATATAAGAACTTGTCTTCCACGTGAAATCAATGTTTAATAAATCCTTTAGTGGTTTATCGACCTTAATATAGTTTTTGTATTTTGATAACACAGCATCTGTAAAGAACTCAATGGGTTTTGATCTATTGTGTAATACAGCAGCTAGCCACAAACATTGCGCGGATTCTACGATAGCTGTATTTTCGGTGCCCCCGCCAGCTCCTCCGCCACCCCCACCAAAAACAGCAGATTTTTTAATTTTAGTGAGTGCATAAAAATTTCCAGTACTATCTTCTAAAGAAAAGTTTTTTCTATCTTTTATATACTTTTCTATTAGTAAAAGGTTATCTTTAGTGTTTTTAAATTTTACCTTTTTTCCAGTCATCAATTCGACTGGCTGATTTTTCTTAATCAGACGTTTAAGTATTTCTGTGCGCGCTTCGCCAGTTTTACCATTTGCTTTTGCCAGTTCGCCTGATCCTAAGTTAGTAGCCATTAAGACTATTTATAAGATTTATAGTCTTCATATAATGCTTTAGATTTTTCCCACGGTTCCTTTTCCCACGGTTCATCCTTTGATTCCCAAGGAATTAACTTACCCTTAAATCGACTCATCTTAGGTTTTCTTACCAAATCAACTAATTCACCTCGTGCATATTGCTTAACATGAATCATCTCATGCGCTAAAGTATCCAAAATAAACTCTTTATTTTCCTTTGAATCTATTCGAATCGTGAACTCGCGGGGTTTGTGGTTTCTATCTTCCCATATACAATCCCCACAAACCCCATCTTTATCTGTTAGTCCTCTTATCAATTTAACCGTTATAGTGAGGTTTTTGATTCTAGGCATTAGTCTTTTGATGTAGAATAAACCAGCATCCTTTACAAAAGCTTTTTGGGCCTTACGACCCCCTTCTACATCAATGATAATCATATAACTAACGAGGAGAATTTATCATCATCGGTGTTTTGTTGAGACCCACTCTCACTAGAGAGACTCTGTGCCGAGTCTTCTACATCATATAATCGCATCTTGGCTCGATCGATTCCGACCACAAATCTTTTGTTGGTCGTTGGATCATTATATCGATTCTTTAACTGCTTGACCATGAGTTGATTCATATTCTCAAGTTGTTCTGTTGAAATAAGAGCAAGCATTAAGTCAGCTGTAGCAGGAAGACCAAACGATTCAGAAGTATCGGTAATCTCAACATCAGAATTTCCAAATCCTGTTCGAGTTACCTGGGTTGCAGACCAGACTGGTACATTGAACTCAACAGCAAGTCCTCGAAGTTCTTCTGCGATAGCTTTTACATAAGAATACGTATTGATAGAGCCCCCAAGTCCTTTCATACGAGACGAAGCAGCAATGTTAAGATAATCAATAAAGATAATATCAGGTTTAAATGCTTTCTTTAATTTAAGTTCATCAAGCAATGCACGGAAGTGACCAACATGCGCAGTTGCAGTTGGATATTCCTTTACAATCAATTTACCTTGTGTCTTTTTCTTGATCTTATCGACTTTAGATTCAAATAGATCTTTGGGCATATTCTCAATATCAGCGATATCAATATCGAATAGATTTGCATCAATACGTTCAGCAATCTTTTCTTCAGCCATTTCAAGTGTGATATAAAGAACATTCTTACCTTCGGCTAGAGCTGCTGATGCAAAATGACACATGGCCAAACTTTTGCCAACCCCAGTTCCTGCAAGAATGATATTCAATGTCTTTCGACTGACTCCACCTTTTGTGATAGTGTTGAGCATCTCAATATCAAATGGCATCTTGTCTTCTTTCTTATGATAGAAGGCATATCGTTCTGCAGCATTTTCAATATAGTCGTGACCGATGTTTGTATCAAATGAGATAGCAAGGGCTTTTGATAAAATTTCAGGTATAGAACCTTCTGCTTTATCTTGTCTCTTACCATCTAGAATATCGATTGATTCCATAATCGCAAGCTGTACTGCTCGGTCTTTACAGAATTTTTCAGTAGAATTTACTAACCACGTTTCATCAACTTCACTCTTTTTTTCAAGAGAAGTGATAAGGTTAGTAATATCATTTAGATCAGAACGAGATGTATATTTAGAATTACTTAGTTCAATCTGAAGAGCAGCAACTGTTGGTAGCTTATTATAACTTTTAATAAAAGAGATAACCAATTCAAATACTGGACGATATTCCTTTTCAAAATATTCAGATTTGATATGAGGTAATGCTTTTCTGCAATATGTCTCACTATGAATTAAACTATTCAGTATTTGCTTTTTCAGGTTCTTCTGCATTTTCTTCTAGAATTTCTATAAGGATATCTCCAACTGTATTTTTAAACTCTATATCATCATTTAATTCTTCAATACTATACTCATCTGGTGTCGAGTCAACCTTAAAATCATACTTGAGGGTACATTGATCATTTTCTTCATCTTCTATAAAACGAACCTGACCAATGTAAAAAATAACATCTTTGTATTTTCCTTCGGTGATCTTAAGCCCGTAGAAGTCTACTCCTTCTTTTTCAACTAATTTAGTGTTTGGAGGCTTAGACATCTTCTGTATCTTCAATCATTGTTGTATGAGCAACCTTATATTTCTTTTCTATTACTTCCTTAAAATCAGTATTTTCGAAAATATCTGTCCAGAAATCACTCGTCATTGTTTGAGCTGCACGAAGACTTGGAGAATCTTCCCCCATATGTGCTGCACGATACCAACCATTCTTGGGTTTAATAACATGGCCCGTGTCCAATGCTACATCGAGCAGACCAGACCATTTTTCAATGCCACCTTCCCACGAAACAGAGATAGGAATCTTTGACTTCTCTTTAACAAACCGAGACTTCTCGATATTGATAACAAAGTGGTATCCTTGAATCTCGGTTCCTTGCTTATCTTGTTGACGACCGATGATCCATACATTATCAGCAGAGTACATCACGCCAGTTCCACCAGATACGATAGCCTTAGGGAACATACCTTGTTCCATATAAGTGTGATTGATTGCCAACAAGGG